GCTGTGAATCAAGTTGCAGATAATATCGCATCAGAATCACAGGCTCGCATCAGTGCTGTTCAAAATCTCAGTGATGGTCTAACACATGAAAGCCAGCAGCGTGTTGCTGGTGATGAGCATGTCTTGTCTATTGTTGATACATATAAGCAAAGTACAGAAAACTCGTTTGCTGCGGTGCGTCAAGAAATTGATGTCGTAGCAGATGATTTGGGTGCTGCATCAACAAAGCTTGATGGTGTCTATGCGAAAGTCACACCTTTAACTGCGGATCAGGATAACTGGACCGCAGACTCAGGGAGTAATGAAGCGTCAAGCTGGTCGATACAGTCTGCACAGGTCGATGGCGATTCAGCTCTTGGCCAGCGGATTGATACGATCAACGTGCAAGTGGGCTCAAATCAAGCAGCGATTCAGGAAGAACGTTCAGCACGTGCATCGGGTGACGAAGCTAATACCCAAGCAATCAACAACTACATTGCGCGTAATGACACGGCACTTGCATCTGTTAAACAGACTGCTGAAAGCGCTGTCACTGCATCAAGTAGTAACTCAAACGCGATTCAGGCTTTAGACAATCGTGTTGATGTGGCTGGGTCTGATGCATCGGTAGCAAAAACCAATGCGGCCAGTGCAATCACCAAAGCTGAAACTGCTGTTACAACAGCGGGATCAGCTTCAAGCCTTGCACAACAAGCATCTGCAACAGCAACTACGGCAAGCGATACAGCCAGTACTGCAAACAGTAATGCTTCCAATGCGGTGAATACGGCAAATACTGCGAACAATACAGCTAATGAAGCCAAGACCAATGCAGCCACGGCTCTATCGACTGCCAATGCAGCGGCAAGTGAATCTGCTGCCAATGCCAGCCAGATCAACAGCATTAATGCGGCTTTGGGTGACAAAGCCAGTACCGGTGCACTGAACTCTGTCAAAGCAGAGGTTGATGAAATTGACGGACGATTGACTGCAGCAACTGAAAAAGTTGATGGTGTCTATGCGAAGGTCACACCTTTGACTGCAGACCAGGACAACTGGACTGCGGATAGTGGCAGCAATCAAGCATCAAGCTGGTCGATTCAATCAGCTCAAGTTGATGGTGATAGTGCCTTAAGTCAACGATTGGACATTGTTAGTACGACAGTCGGTGAAAACACAGCAACAATCAAGGAGGTCACAGAAAGCGTAGACGGTTTATATGTACAGAAATACATAAAACTGGATGTGAATGGAAAAGTTGCAGGCTGGGGAGGTGCAAATAATGGAGTCGAATCACAGTTTATTTTTAACTTTGATTCACTTGCGATTGGTAGCGGTAATAGCACTGGGTACTATCCGTTTGTCTTTAGAACAACACCGTTTACTGATCCTGAAACAGGCACGGTTTTTCCAGTTTCTGCATATTTTGCATCTGCAATGATGGATTATCAATCTGTTAAAACATCACACATTGAAGATCTGGCAGTTAAAACAGCGAAAATTGATAACTTGGCGGTTAAGACGGCCAAGATTGATGATTTAGCAGTTACGGGTGCCAAGATTGATAATCTGGCGGTTGATACGCTGAAAATCAAAGACAATGCAGTTACTGTGCCTGTCTCAGCATTTGCTGAAGCCTCGACGACCGTTGGCGGTGGTTATACAACTGTACAAACATTGTCAGTGCCTGCTGACATGGGACATACGATACTGACGTTTGGGGCGGTGTTTAGCTTTACATCATACACATCACAGCAACGTTTGTTATGTCGTGTGCTTAAAAATGGCAATGTCGTGTTTGAAGACTTGGAAGTGCATTTCATTGATTATGCGTCGGTTGGTACAACGACTCAGAACAGTGGTCAGCATCAGCATGCTGTATCAGTAAGTATAAGTGGTACAGCGAGTGATTCTGGATCTCACAACCATAGCTTTAGCGGTTCAACAGCAAATTCATCGGCTGGATCTGTATCGAACTCGAACCATGCTCATAATTACAGTGGATCAACGAGTACGGCAGGTTCGCACAGTCACAGTTTGAATTTGTCCTCTTCAGCATCAATGGGTCAAGATGGTATTCATAGTCACAGCGTCGAAATACGTGGTAGTGCTAGAAGTGCAGGCACGCTTAATATTTCACGACATGACTCAACGTTGATTGCGGGTACTTTTGAACTGCAATTGCGCTCAGATTCTGGCGGTAATGTGAATGTCTCACAACGTTATATTCATGCCATGACAATGAGAAAATAGGAGCAACCAATTGGCTTACTTTGCAGTTTACGATACCGAAAGCGGAGAAATTCAGAACATTATTGAATGTCCTGAATTTCTCTCAACGACCATTCATTGTGATGAAAATCAGCAAGTACTTAAACTTGAACAACAAGTATCAGCATTAAAGTACAAAATTATCGATCACCAGTTGATTGAGATTTTATAAACCAAATCACAGCACCTTCGGGTGCTTTTTTATTGCCAAAAATTAGGAAAAACAATGGATAAAGATGCACTAAAAGAGGTTGTTACAGCAATCATCACTTACGGTTGGATTGTCGTTTTAGCAATGCTAGGAGGTTTGGTGAAATTCATGGATAAGCTCAACAATTCAAAAGAACCAAAACCCCTGAAATACATAATTTTTCGACTTATAGCTGAAATGATTACGAGTGGGTTTGCAGGAATTATCACTGTTCTTCTATGTGTTTACTGGGAAATGCCGATTGTATTAATCGCAGCAATTGCGGGCATAGCAGGGCACTTGGGTGGTAAAGCGATCGATACATTTATTCTTATTTGGAAATCAATTATTAGCGGAGGCAAGGTGCCATGAGTAAAAGAATCACATTAGAGCAAATCACAGAAGCTGCCAAAGCCATCAATGTACCAACAGCAGCCTTACAAGCTGTCATGAAAGTTGAAGCCAAGGGCAGTGGATTTAATTCCGACGGTACACCAGTCATTCTTTTTGAACGCCATGTATTTCGTCAACGTCTTATCGCAAATGCTAAAGCATCTTTAGCAGACAAAGTGATGCGTGAACGTCCAGATCTATGTGCAAAGTCATCTGGTGGGTATGGTTTGTATTCTGCACAGCACGGTCGTTTGAATGCGGCTTGTCAGTACGATCGAACTTCAGCACTTGAATCTGCTAGTTGGGGTTTAGGGCAGGTGATGGGTTATCACTGGAAAGCTCTAGGCTATGCATCGTTACAAGCATTTATAAATGCAATGTACAAAGATGAAGCATCACAGCTTGATGCGATGTGTCGCTTCATTAGAGCAAATGGGCTTGATAAATATTTGCGCAATCAAGATTGGAAGAACTTTGCACTGAGTTACAACGGCAAGGAGTATGCAAAGAATAATTATGACATAAAGCTGGCGAATGCTTACAAGGAGTTCTCATGAGTGAATTCAAGAAAGTTTCAAAAGTCATGCTTGAGTCAAATGGCATCTATTTTATTGAATGTCCCGGATGCAAGTATCTGCATCCATTGCATGTTGGTAAGCAACATAAAATACGCTGGGATTTCGATGGAAATCTAGAAGAACCAACCTTTAGCCCAAGCTTAATGGTAAATGCAGGTCATTCTAACCAATGCCATTCTTTTATACGTAACGGCCAAATCGAGTTTTTATCTGACTGTCATCACGATTTAGCCGGGCGAACAGTGGAATTACCCGAAGTGGAGGAACTTGAATGATCTGGTTATCAATACTAAGCGCAATCAAGCGCTTTTTTATGTCTGTGCAAAATGGATTCTAGAAAACAAGCGCTGGGCTTTAATCATCATTTTATTGATTTGCTGCCTGTTCCAGTCATGCCAAGTAAATAAGCTTGCTGGACAAATCAAAACTCTCAAACAACAACACGCTGACTACATTACTCAGCAAGAAATAGCGGCTGAAAAATCCAAAACTCAAGCAGCTCAACAAGAACAAAAGTGGGCAGAACAAATCACTCAAGCGGAGCAAAACTACAATGCAAAAATTAAGCAAATTAACGCTGATGCTATTGCTGCTCAGTCTAGTGCTAACAGCTTGTCAAAGCAACTCAGCATTGCAAAACAACGTCTGTCCACAGCTTCCCGCGAAACCGTCATTGAATACGCAGATTCCTCAAGTGACATACTCGAAAGTTGCATCACAGAATATCGAAACGTGGCAAAAAAAGCTGATGAACACGCA